TAGCGAGCGGCAGTCGAGTCTCCGCTATAGCAAAAGCGGTATGGGGCCTGACCACGAGCTTGCGACTCCGATGGCCCCAACCAAGACAAAGACCAAGCCAGTGCTTAACGAAAAAAAAAAAAGAAAAAAAAGGCGCAAAAACGCCAACCGACACGGAAAACGGAAAACGGAAAATGGGAGATTTGTGACAACGAAATCTGACCACGCCATCTATTTAGATGTATAAAACTGTGTAAACTGTGAAAATTTGGCAGGAATCTGAACCTGCAAAAAAGGTCTGGCTACAGTATTACCCAGACCTTTTCACAGGCAAAAAAAACAACGAAAAGATGACCAGTCAACGCAGTATGAACTGGTGCATCACATGGAACAACCCCCCGATGTACGAGGACAACGCAGATTGGTCCGACGTACCGGAGCCACCGAACGCGTGGCCCAACGTCAAGTACGTGGTGTGGCAACTCGAGCAAGGCGAGAGTGGCACGCCTCACTACCAGATCTATGTGCAGTTCGACAAGCAGTTCAGTATGTCGACGCTGAAGGCGCTACTGCCCGCCGGCCTACACCTAGAGCCGCGCAAGAAGAGTCATGCGCAAGCGCGTGACTACTGCAAGAAGGACGAAGGACGTCTAGCAGGACCGTGGGAGTTCGGAGAACAATCACACCAAGGACGAGACGGCGCACTGATGCCCATGTTGGCAGCGGTGGACGCCGGCAAGGACGAGAAGGAGATCGTCGCGATCGACCCCGTCATATGGGCGCGGTATTTCCGCGCTATCGAGCGCTACCGCAACCTGACTCAAGCCAAGCGCAGCGATGGCGATCGCGTCTTCACGACCGTCTACTGGGGCGGCGAGGACGTCGGCAAGTCATGGCGCGCCACGACCGAGGCCGGCCCGAACCACTACAAGCTGCTGCTGCCACAGGACCAACGCAACACGGTGTGGTGGGACAACTATCGCGGCGAGGAGGACGTAGTCATCGACGAGTTCAAAGGCCAGATCGCGCAGACGTACATGAACACGATCTGCGACCGATACAAGGCTCAAGTCCAGACCAAGCATGGAATGGTCAACCTGAACATGCGTCGGCTCTGGATCACAAGCAACTACAACCCCAAGACGTGGTGGCCCAACCTGGGCCTCCAGCGCTCATTTATGAAGCGCATCACGGGCCTCAACGGCACGTGTGTCAAGATGACGACCGCCTGGTTCCCTGAGACAGACGGTGAGTCACTGATCGCTCTGATCGAACAGCGGAACGCTGAGCTCGCTCAGAAGAAGAAAGAGATCGACGAGCTCGATGCGGCACTAGACGCCGAGCTGCCGGATGACCATCCGCAAAAGAAACGACGCTTGTACCAGCCGATCATCCGCGAGGAGATCGTGCAAGGCATTCAGCGTCAACGTGATGTCCATGGGCGCAGCGATGGACGATACACTACGCCGCACGTCTCACGAACGGCGGTCCGAGATCCAGACGAGGACTACGACGATAAAGAATGAGTGTTTACTACGAACACTTGCGTGGATTAAGTGAAGAAATCGACGCTGTTTACAATGAGATGGAGCGCGATATGATTGCGTGGAACGCTTCATGCGGCGCGATGAAAACCGTCAACAAGCGCGTTTTCTTCAAGAAACAAGACGAGTTTTATGCTCGTCGTTGGCAAGCAGAGATTGCCCTCTGTCGCTTGGAGAGAGAGTACGAGAAGAAGACCAAACGCCCTTGGGCCGAACACAAGCGAGTCATCGAAGCGTGTGTTGGCCTTATGCAACTGGGTGAGGTGCCGATTCAGTGCAAGGCAGCGAACAATCAGTAAACGCCTCTGTCATCCCGTCCCTACTGGTATCACATTGTATCTATAAGGCATAGTGGTAGCGAGCGGCAGTCGAGTCTCCGCTATAGCAAAAGCGGTATGGGGCCTGACCACGAGCTTGCGACTCCGATGGCCCCAACCAAGACAAAGACCAAGCCAAGTGCTTAACGAAAAAAAAAAGAAAAAAAAGGCGCAAAAACGCCAACCGACAGAAAACGGAAAACGGAAAAGTGGTTGAAGAAAAAAAAAATTTTTTTCTACTATTACCAACCACTTCAATCCCAAACTTCAATCCCAAAAAATGACTCAATCGAAAAACTGGGTTTTCACCTGGAACAACCCAGAGGACGATGCAGAGCCCCCGAATGTATGGCCAGACGTCCGCTGGGGCGTCTGGCAGCACGAGGTCGGTGAGAGCGGTACGCCTCACTACCAAGGCTACGTCGTCTTCACCAAGAACACGCGCCTGGCGTGGCTGGTGGAACACCTGCCGCCGGGCATCCACTGGATGATCCGACGCGGTACCCACGAGGAGGCGAAAGCCTACTCGACCAAGACCGAGACCCGCACGCACGGTCCGTGGTTCGTCAACCCGGATGACGAACCGCAGCAAGGCAAACGAAGCGACCTCGCAGAAGTCGCGGAGTACATCAAGACGCACAACACCAAGGAAACCGCAGAGGCGTTTCCGTCACTGTTCATTCGCTACAACAAGGGCCTGATCGCCTATCGCAACATCATCAAGTTCACCGAGCGCAAGGTCGGTGACGAGCACAAGACCAAGCTCATCATCTACTGGGGCATCCGAGGCTCTGGCAAGTCGCAGCTCGCGAAGACGCAGCACCCGGGTGCCTACGCACTCATGCGCCCGCGCACCAAAGACGGAGGCTGCTGGTGGGACGGCTACGAACAACAGGACACCGTCTTCATCGACGAGTTCTTCGGCTGGATGCCACCCGATCTGCTGTGCCGTCTGGTCGACGATGGGCCTGCCCAGGTTGAGACCAAGTTCGGCACTGTGCCGTTCAACAGCAAACGCATCATCATGACCAGCAACAAGGACCCGTGGACTTGGTGGTCAACCGAGTACCACGGCATGATTCGCCGACTCGAGGAGGCCGACATCAGCTTCTTCCCGCGCCCGCTCCCCAAGCCGGTGCCAGCTGGACATCAACTCGTGATGTACAAGCCAACCGACGCCCGATACCCGCCGCGCACCGACGCCTACCAAGTCGCGCCCGACGCCTACACGCAGATGGTCACGCACACAGTGCAGGTCCAGGAGCGCAACCACGACCTGTTCATCGAGTCCAACGGCGAGTACGGTCAGCCGATGGGAGGCCCGCCGCCGACCATGAAGGACCGCATTCGAGCCGCATGGGCAATGGACGAGGACAACGACGACAATGACAAAGAATGAGTGAATGGACGATCGAACGAACCATTCACGAACAGATTGCGATGCCGCTTGATGAAATCATTCGACGGCAAGCTATCAACGCCGCTTTCATCGCAGAATGGAAGAAGGCGGCCAACTACAAAGAACAACCAAGGATCGTAGGAGATATGCCTGACGAGGTGCCGTTTCAATGCAAGGCACCGAAGAAGGCACGCGGCCCAGTGTTCGGTGCATCGATACCTCGACCAAACGAACCATACATCTACGAACCAACAGACAAGTAAACGACTCTCGTCTCTCAGTACCTATATACAAACGCATAGTAGTAGCGAGCGGTAGTCGAGTCACGCCCTATAGCAGAAGCGCTATGTCCGTCCCTGGCTGAACCATCGACGCCTTCAGTCGAGAACAGTTCAAGGACAAGCAAGACAAAAGAGACATGATAGCGGGACGATATCAGTCGATATAGCCAACGCAGTATGAAAGCGAACTTGGAGTAGCCGCAGGCTGTGGCTCCGAGTCAAGAAATAAACGCCCTGTCACAAATCTCCCGAACGAAAAAGGCGCAAAAATCGGTTAAAAAGGGGAGCGGAAATCTCCTCCGCGTACGGACCCGTACGCACCAAACGACCACTACGGGCGGCTGCTTCAGCAGTCGCGCGTCCAGGTCGTGCAGGTTGAAGAACCACAGCGCGCGTCAAGCTCGACTGGACAGCGCGCACGAGACGGTCCCACGAACTGGTACGACGAGTTCGGCAACGACAAGTTGAACCAAAACTAAAGATGACATTTTATCGACTCTATCCGAAGACGCCGTACCCGATCGCGCCGTCGTTGTACGGACCCCTTGTGCAGGAACGGCACAGTGTGGTCGGTCGAGACGGCCCCGCTTTCGATCGGTACTGTCAAGACCACCCTTTTTGGCCTCAATGGCTAAAGGACGCCTCCTATCGCACGCGTAGTTGGGCTGACGAACAGCTCAACGAGCGTGAAGCAACGATCGACACCGTGCGCCTTCAGGTGCACATGCCGTCGATTCGTGGAAACAAGAAAAACAGCAAGCAGTACAAGGCCTGGCGCGCAGAAGCCCTGGCCGAGTACGAGCAGAAGAAAGCAGCAGAGGCACTCGTCGCGTTCAGCGAAGTTCCGATTCAGTGCAAGGAAGAGAGCATGAACGAAACCAAGTAAACGCATCCCGTCCCTACTGGTATCTACATTGTATCTATAAGGCATAGTGGTAGCGAGCGGCAGTCGAGTCTCCGCTATAGCAGAAAGCGGTATGGGGCCTGACCACGAGCTTGCGACTCCGATGGCCCCAACCAAGACAGAAACGCATAGCCCTCTATCTGAACGAAACGATCACTACGCGCGACTCGTCCAGCAGTCTCGCGTCCAAGTCGTCCAGGTCGAAGAAGTGCAGCGCGCCTCGAGCTCAACGGGGCAGCGCGCACGAGACCAGCCCACCAACTGGTACGACGTCAACGGCAACGACAAACTCGCAGAAGACTATAAAGAATGAGCATTTATGCACATGATGCCGATACAGTGCAACGCATATTGGCAATCGAAGCAGAGATCGACTCGATCATGAACCAGCCAGTGACGCGCAAGTGGAACGAACAGAAGAAGACAACAGCACTTGCTTACTGGCGAGAGAAGCTCGCCCACTACTCGCCGCTACAGCTTGCAGAAGCAGCAGAGTACAAGCAACGTCTCAGCGAAGTGCCGATTCAATGCAAGGCAGAGAGCGCAAGACCATACGACCCGACAGACGACGAGTGCGCCCGAGAGCACCGACGTCAAGCAGAACGCTCAACGGAAAACGGAAAATGAAACCCCCTTGTCACAAATCTCCCACCCAACCTCAATGCTATGTATCTACTAAGGCATAGAGAGTAGCGAGCGGCAGTCGAGTCTCGAACTATAGCAGAAGCGACATGAGCGACGATCACGTCTTCGAGCTCAGTCAAGACAAAGAGATATGATGAAGGGAC